CGGGAATCCCAGCTAATGAAGCGGCAGTACCTGTCGTCTGCGATACCATGCACACAGCAAGCTTTATTGTGGAGGTTGTTAGAAGGGTAAATACCGCTCGAACACCGGAAGACCCGATGGCATTGCCAAATCAGCAGACTACAAAAAATCTCCCCGGAAGATACGCAGGCGGAACGCTTGGACAGGCCGAAGTACCTACGCCTGAAGACTTTATTAGGGAAGCGCGAGTACAAATGCAGGACGCGATCCTGCTTTTGAGGGCTGGGCTTTTGGCTGGAGAGTCTACAACTCTTGGTACCTCCATTGTTGATGTCTCCGCAGGCTCTCCAAGTGGCGGCTATCAGGCCACCATCATGAATTACACAGCAGCATTCGGCTTCGACCCGATGATGATGCTGTAAATCATGGCCACATTTCATCCTGACCGCACAGCGATGCGGCACATGCTACGTGGTCCGGGTGGGCTGGTCTACAACGAGATACACAAGCGCACCCGACGCGCTAATACCTTTGCAAAGGCACAGGTAGGTAAGGATACAAGAGAACTTTACCGTTCCATCAGTTACAGAATTACCGCTGGATCAGGGAATGTTCTAGGCGTGGTAAGTGCAAATAACAAAATTGCGCTCATGCACCACAATGGTACGCGTCCGCACATCATTGCGGCTCGTAATGCACAAACACTGCGCTTTAAATCTCGTGGTAAAATAGTATATGCAAAGGTTGTTCGTCACCCCGGAACTCGTCCAAACCGATTCCTCACCGACAGCCTTCACAAAGTAGTTTAATTGACGCTAATTAAGGAATGACATGGCAGCACGCAGAACAGTAAAGTCTTTTACCTCTTCTAAGGAAAAGGCAGTTGTAGCACCGATTGAGTTCGAGCTTGAGGGTGAAACCTTTGAAGCTTACGGACAGGTTCCCGGTGCGGTACTCTTGGAGTTTATCGCCGCATCCGCAGGAGAGGACTCCAACGGAACAGCAGGCGCAATTCTCGCCTATCTGAAGAGTTCCATGAATAAAGAGAATCACAAGCGATTCGACACGCTAATCCATGATCCTGAGAAGGCCATCGAGCTACAGGTCCTTGCCGATATCGTCGCCCACCTTGTAGAAGAGCGTTCTTCGCGCCCTACCGAGTAGTCATAGGCGTTGGTCAAGATTTCTTGAGGTGGTGGCCGTATCATTACGGCCACTATCTTCTTGAAAAAGGTATTGACCTCTTGGAACTGTTCAACACACATGATACCCAGCAGGTATTCGATATGATCGATAGCCTGCTCATTACGGACAGTGTCTATGACGATGCAAATGAGGGTAGAGTTGTTAAGCGCCGTGCACAGCTAAACAAAGAATATGGTAGAATAGGTACTGCCATAGATGACGATTTCGCTGCAAAGAACGGCGCAACCGGGGCACTTGATGAACTTGAACCTAACGAAGACGGCTCCCTTCCGGGACTCGAAGGTATCCCCATGATGGGCGAGTTCTCTCCCCACCCCGAATAAGTCTATGATGAAAGTGAAGTGGTTTGGTTGGCCATTATCGGTAGTGCGTCTATCCAAATCCGCGCAGACGACAAGTTTTTTGAAGCGGATGTACAACGCGCAGTCAAGCGCATCAAAAATGTTGCTATCCAGCTAAAAGCTGACGTAGACCTCACAAAAGCCTCGAAGAAAATCCGTGATCTTAGGTACCGCATCACTTCCAAGGATGCGGTACTTAAGATTGACGCAAACGTAGCCAAGGCAGAAGAAAAGCTGGCACGTCTTCTCGCTAAGTTCATCGACAAAGACTTGAACTTCAATGTGGTCGCAAACACACAAGGCGCAAACACTGCCTTGCGCCAACTTGACGAACGCTATAGAAATAGAAGAATCCCCTTCACCGCGCAAGCTGACACTGCCGCTGCGCGTGCGCAACTAGCATGGGCCGCTCGTAACCGCAGTGTGGGATTCACGGCGCACCTTGACCCGTCCACACGCAGGGCACTCCAAGGTATGTTCAATACCTTGACAGGAACTCTTCCGTTTGAGAAGATCAAGGGTGCCATTACGGGTATGGCTGCTAACTTTGAAGGCCTTGCCGTCAAGGGTTCCGCAGCAGTCGCCGTGATCGGTAACCTCGCTGCTGAGGTTCTGACCTTGGGTGCCAACATCCTGAGTATCGGTGGTGACGTAACCCAGCTTGTGGGACTCGCCGCCCTGCTCCCTGCTGCCTTCGGGTCGATGGCCTCTATGATGGTCGTCAACAAGATGGCATGGAATGACTTTGGTGATGCCCTCACAGGGACCGGTAAGAAAGCCTCCCAAGCACTAGCTAAGCTCAACCCTATCGCAAAAGAAGCTGTACTGGGACTCAAGGGAACATGGACCGCGATCCAGAAGCCTGTCCAGAATGCCTTCTGGACCAAGATGGGCACCTCCCTTCAGGACACCGTTCATAAGCTCCTGCCGTCCCTAAAGACTGGTCTCTCCGGAATTGCAAGCTCCATGGGTGGGCTTACAAGGGAGACCCTTCTAGCATTCGGTAAGCTCTCTGACGGAACCCTCAACAAAATGATGGGGAACCTTGCCAAGGGTCTTTCCAATCTCCAGCCAGCAGTCCAGCCGTTTATAGGCGCACTGAACACGCTCGGAGAAGTCGGTACCACTTACCTCCCTCAGTTCGGTACATACCTTGCGGACGCCTCAAAGCACTTCGCCAGCTTCATCGACAACGCTGAGAAGACCGGACAAATCAACGTCTGGATTGAAACCGGTGTTAAGAGACTACAGGAACTTGGCTCAATTGCCAAATCGACTGCCGGATTCTTCACAGGTCTAACCAATGCTGCCCGAATGTCAGGAGCACCGGGGCTAACCGAGATGGCAGCGGGTATGAAGAACCTCGCCACCGTCGCCAACGAAGAGCCTTTCCGGTCCCGTCTTATTACCATCCTTGAGGGTGCCCGTGCGGGTGCCGAAAAGCTGGGTGCAGGCTTCAGGACGCTGACCGATTTTGTCTCGAAGTCGGCACCGGCTATTGGGCTGTTCCTTTCTGCTGCCGGTAGGGTCGGCCAGCTTACTTTCGAGAACATCACCGGACTGTTTGACGGCACCGGCCTAGGCAGTGGCCTCATGGACGCTGTTGGTGGTCTTGGGGATGCCATGGAGTTGATGAAGCCCGGATTCAAGGACTTGGGGTCGCTTCTTGGTGACCTCGGAGAAATCGCGGGTGAAGTCCTCCGCAACATGGCTCCCGGCCTAAACCAGCTTTTCTCTACACTTGGTGGCGTAATTGCTGGTTTCAAGGACGGCGTCATGAACGCCATGCCTGTCTTCAACGAGTTCATTCAGGCTATGATGGGTCTGGCTTCTGGTCCAATTGTAGCCCTCGCAGAGACACTTGGCAACCTCCTTACTGGCTTCTCACAGCTTCCCGGAGGAATCCAGACTGTCATCATGTCCATCGGGCTATTCCTGCTCCTGAAGCCTAAGCTCATGAACATGTTCACCGGCTTCGCGGCATCAGCTTCCTCAGCATTCAAAGGACTCGCTACCACTGTGGATTCCGAAGGCAACCGCACTTCTACCGCCTTCGGTAAAAACATGGACAAGATTAAAACCGCGTGGGGGTCTGTAAGCACGGCCTTTAACAACCCTAGTGTAGGTAACGGTCCCGTCCGACAAATGGACAGGATTGCGGCAGGCGCGGGGCAGGTTAGGAGTGCCCTAGGGACCACAGCTAACCAAGGACTCCGTGGTGCCGCGAACGGTGCCATAGGTCTGCTTGGTGGCCCATGGGGTGCCGCGCTTGCTGTTGCCGCTGTCGGTATCGGTATCTTTGCCGAACATCAGGCAAATGCCAAGGCTGAAGTTGACGCCCTTGCTGGTGCTTTGAACCAGCAGACCGGAGCCTTTACCTCTGCTGGTAAGGGTCTGGTAATGGACAAGGTAATGGATGTCAAGGCGAACTGGTGGGACGACTTCAACCGTCTTGGTCAGAAGAACATGAAGGAGTTGGTGGCAGCAACTCACATGAATATGACTGATGTCGCCAACACGCTGGGTGATCCGAAGGGTAGGGACGAATATCTCAAGAACTGGGACGCGCTCGTAAATGCCGCCGGTGAGGGAAATGATGTCACCGACCAAATGGCAGCTTCTGTCCATATGACGAAGGAGCAGTTCGCAGGTCTCTCCGAGATAAACCTTCAAGACATCAACGGCCAGATGAAGAAGGGTGCCGAGCTTGCAAAGCAGGCCGAAGAGAAGGTCAAGGGTGTCGCTGATGCAATGCAGGTCAACACCATCGTTGCAGGCCAGTTGTCCAAGAACTATGACATCCTCTCTGACTCAACGTCAAGTGCGGATGCAAAGTTTGGTGCCCTAAAACAGAACCTCGACCTACTCAACGGTAGCCAACTCACCGCACGTGCGTCCAGCCGAGATTACCAGCAGAGTTTGGCGAACACTGGCGACGAAATCAAGCGCCTTGTCACCGAGAACCATGGAGTCATCGACTCCACTGGTAAGATCGATGCTGCCTTCCGTAACACTCTTGTGAACGCGAAGGGCCAGTTCTCTGACGCCACCCAAGGCTCACGAGACTTCTCCATTGCCATGGAAAGCTCCGCTGACGCTATCCTGAAGCAGGGTACCAACGCACTCCAGCTAGCCCTACAGGCAGGCGACAGCCTTCCAGACGCACAGGCCAAGGCGCTTGCCGCCATGGACGCTCCTATGGGTGCAATGCGTGCAAACCTCTCCAAGCTTGGCTTTGACACCGAGCAGGTCAATGGTATCATGAAGTCGCTGGGTCTTGACCCGGACAAGCTTAAGGGTGCCCTTTCAGTCGATACAGCCAAGGCTCAAATTGACATTGCCCGTACA